CACGAATTAATGACCAAGGAATAGTCGATGAGCGTAACGAAAGATAGTAGTATTGTCTTTCCCTCTAACCGTAAAGGACGCTATTGGCTTTGGAACGAGGCCAGTACTTGGGATGTTGACGCAAATTCTATCGTCAATGTTCCTCGTACTAGGACTGGTGACAGATTACCAAAATGGCGTTCTATTATAGAAAGTGGGGGAAATGCAACGACGGGCTTAACTGCCGTCTTGTGTTCTCTCGATTACGATCGTCTTCACGGTACGTATGAACAATGGACGTACCAGAATATTCCTGCCCAATTTGGACGTCGTGAGAATGACGGTGATACGTTTATACGTAACAACGTCGCTCCTATCGACTTCACGAATGGGTCAGTTTGGTCATTTCTTAGCGATGGTAGCTTTGCCGATAACCTAGCAAAGGCAGCTTTCTATAAGAAACTCAAGCTCTTAGAAACCCAGTTTCAAGGGTATATATTTGCTGGAGAACTTATGGAAACGCTCCGTATGCTGCGCCAGCCGCTCGTTGGCATAAGGTCACTTTCTAAGGATTTTCTTGACACGCTACGTAAACGAAAGCGTGCCAATCCAAAGAAATGGCTGAATGACATCGGCTCGGCTTGGCTTGAGCAATCGTTTGGCTGGAATCCTTTACTCAATGACGTCAGTGATGCCGTCAAAGCGTATCAGAGGCTAGTCAAACCTGTGCAGACCTTCAAACTGTCTGCCAGTGCGTCCAAAACTTACGATCGCACGAAGGACCGAAGCACGACCTATTGGCCGGGCTATCAGTCTACGTATGACAGTGGTTGTACTTTTCACACTGTCAGTTCTTGGTTTTTAGAGAACGTGAAAGTTCGTTATAAGGGCGCGTTAATTGCTCGAGTGAATGCTCCTAGTTGGCAGAATAAAGATCTTTTTGGCTTTGAGCCTCAGAACTTTATACCTGCTGCATGGGAACTTTTACCCTGGAGCTTTCTCGCTGACTACTTCACCAATATTGGTGACATCCTTGATGCTTCTATCGTCAGTACTAGAAATCTGGCGTGGGTCAACAAAACTGTGATTAAGACTATTTATAAACATGGTCTTTTTCGTCAGATTTGGGGAGCCGCTCCAGGTGGTTCAGGATGGACGAAAGCCTCAATGAGTGGTAGTCAAGGTCATCACTTTGCTAAACAGAAGAGCCTTGTCCGTTCTGCAAATGTAGGTATGAGTATGCCTACTTTACAGTTCA